GTGATTCAAGTGCATCTTCAAGACGCTTCATTTGACGATTAAAACTGTTTAAATCAACTTTTGCCATTTAGAATATTCATTAAGTCATCTTGAGTATAATCTTCTGGATTGTATGGTTTTGTATTGTTACCGTTTGCCTTTTCCTGCAAATAGTTTCTATAGCCTATCGCAGTATCAACAACGAAGACATCAAAAGTATTAGCACGAAGCATAACTTCACTTGGTAATAGTCCATATCTTTCTGCCATTGTATCAATCAACATTATCATGCTCAATTCAACAGATCCCTCGGGGACCTGTTCTTGTGTTACTTTCCCAGGCGTTCTACCACTTGACCAATAACGGCAACCATTACGTCATTTGGCAGTGCAGTGCCTTCTTGAATGACTTTATCTCCATTTTCATCGAGAATCATTTCATTTACCATGCGGATCATATCGCCATAGTTTTCTGTGCCCATAGTTGCCATTTTGACAAACTGGTCAATTGGCTGGCGATCCAATACATGGAATTCAAGTTCATCACCATACTTGTCCACGATTTCTTTGTGGTCAATTGTGATTTTAATTAGTTGTGGCTTAGAAGCCAATTGTGTAAGTTTCATTCCCATCTTAAATCCTATCTTTTAAATTGTGTATTACGCTTAGTAGAAAGCGTAAACGGGCATCTATCTGTTCAGCATCTTTGCGTAAACATTTTAACTCTGCAATGGCTTTGGCTGCTTCGGCCTCCATGCTTCGTAATAGTTGCTCGTTGTTTAACTCATCGAAAATCATTATCTATCCTTTCAGGATAACAATATTTAGCCAAGATAAAGCCCGCGCAGGGCGGGCTTATCATTAGTATGAAACTAATTATGCTGCTACAGCGGCAGTTGCCTTTGTGTAGTCGCCGTTTACTTCAACAGTAATCGGGCTTACGAAAACAGGGCTGTCAGCAGAAACAGTTGGGGCTAATGCACTGATAAAACCAGTTCCCATCAATAGGGCCTTGCCATCAGTAACACCTTCTGGAGCGATTAAGAAAGCAACTTGTGTTCTATCGTTAGATAGTTTGAAGATACCTGCTTGTAGTGCTCCGCCGCCTACACCAGATCCGAAGAATGTGCTTGGATCCAATACGAAGTTACCATTTAAACTGTTTGTAGCGTTAGTAGTAATTACTGATTCACCAGACTGGTCCAACTGTTTCCAACGGAAAGAACCGTTAGAGTTGTTGATGGTTACGTCTTGTAAACCTGGAACTTGAATTCCGTCATTAGCAACTGTAGTGATCGCACCAGTTGTATTGCTTGCTGCGGTGATGAAGTCTGTTTCAACAGGAGTTGCACCAGCCATGTCGCTTGCTAAGATCAATACTAACTTAACACGATTTACAGCGCTTGAAGCGTTGATATATGCCATTTGAATGTCCTTTTATACGATTGTATAGAATCTATACTCAAACTCATAAACTAACTGATCGTTGTCTATTGTTGTAGTATAGTCAAACTCTTTTCTGAAAGAATTTGTAATATTTGCACTTAGTCTTGCTTGTGATAATGTGTTTAAAGCCGCGTCTAAATCACTGTTGCGTTGTTTAGCATCAACTGCCAAATAACCTTGAACACGAGTGATTGACTGCATAACACCCCCATCATCTAAAACAGGGACTAACAAGTCTTGTTCAACTTGTTCTTCCTGTAAGTATACTCTGCGCATGTTTTTGAGATACAAAGGATTGCCTCCTTGCTCAAACGGCTGCTCTTGACTGACTTTTATCGAGCCAGTTAGTTGAGCCGTTAAGTATGCAAGTAGTTGTTCTCTCATTATCTCACCCTAACCAAGTTAGCACGCACAGGATTCTTCTCAGCAGTTTCGATGACTGTGTCAGCATCAAAGTCATACCAGTCACCAGTTGCAAGAGTTTCGTCAAACAATCTATCGTAAGCATCTTTGTAATGTGCAATCTTAACAACTTCAGCGGAAGTGGCATTGCCAAAATCTGCTACCGATGGTAAAATATACTCATATAATGCAAGATAGACGTTTAAGTCCTTAAACTCTTGTTCACGAGCACGGATTAGTGTTGGAGTTACTGCGGGAACTAAACGCGGGTCGCCTTTAACTCCTGGATTCATGGAATACTGATAATTCTTCCACCAGTCACTGCTTTGTATCTGGGTTAAGATACGAGCAGAAGCAGCACTCAACCACTGATCCACTTGGTCTTCTGTTAAACTTTCATTTGCTTCAAACACGCGAGAATCACGTTGGAACAAATCATCATAAGTTGCAAAACTTATAAGTTGATTATTTGAAAATATAAATGCCATTGTGATTCTCCTTTATATCAATTAAGCAGCGTCAACTAAACGAACGCCACGTGTAGCGTCAACAATACCAACACCAGCGTGAAGGCTTGCAACGATGTCGTTACCGACAGCAGCAGCACGACGTTGAACTTCTAAGTCAACATTCTTGAACATAGCAACGCGAGCAGCGTCGATACCAAAGATAGAACCTTTGAAGCCAGTAACACCTGTTACAGCGGCAGTAGCGTAAGCGCTTTGGAACAAGCGAACACCACCAACAGTTCCAACGAAACCATTGCGCATTGCTTCGCTTTGGAAGTCACCACCAGCGTATGCTTGAGCACCGATAGCCTTCATCAATTCAGCAGCAGCAGCAGGGCTGATGATACCATACAATTGACCGAATTCGCCAGCACCACGGATTTGTGCAACTGCGTCGAAAATGTCATCAACGCTTAAAGTGCCGATGTCAGCGGAAGTTGTCAAACCACCAGCAAGAGCAGTCATAACGTCCATGTCGAATGCTTTAGAAACAGACTGTCCCAAAACACGACCTAATTCGTTAGGATCGATAGCACCTAAATCACGTAGCACGTCACGAGCAGCGTAGATGTTGCTTGTAATAGTGATTTTTGTATCACCAACGTTAGTGATACCAATGTCTTCACTTGCGTGGCTACCAGCAGTTAGTTTGGTAGCAGAGACAGAACCCATAACTGGGATTTGAGCAGTAATAGAACCTGCTGGTAAGTTTACCATAGGGATTAAACCACCTGCCAAGAACAACGAATTCTCTTGTGCAGTGTAAACAGTTGCGGCTTTAGTGTTAACAACCAAAGCGTCTAAATCATAAGCGGTATTGAAAGCCATTTGATCTTTTCCTTAATTAAATTTTGCCGTTGCGTCTTGCTTCGGCGTAGATTTTTCTGTGATCCGGGCGAGTCATATCTAATTTAGATAAATCAATTGCTGGAGCAGGCTGACGATCTACATTTCCCTGACTTAAAGTAGTAGCAGGTGTAGCCGTGACAAAGTGGGGGTTTGCTGCCAACCATTCTTTTACAAATGTATCTGCATCATACTGTTTGCCATTGTCTTGATAACGAACTTGTCCTTTATCATCAACAACTTCAACTTCACCTTCGTCATTTAAGCGTAGAAAAGGCTTTAATAGCGCTTTTACTTGCTCTGGGTTCACGCTGCGATATTTGGCTGCTAAGTTTACCAAAGGCTGCTCTACCTTAAATTCTCTAATGATTTGATCTCGTTTCTGGATCTCGGAGTCCTTCTTGGACGCCATGTCTTGAAGAATTTTGTCGAATTCACCGCGTTTTAACGCCTGTTCCTGCTGTTGCTGGTTCCAGTTGTCTTTGATGCTTCTTAATTCTTCTGGATCGCCTAAGTCGCCATATAACTTTTCATATTTCTTCGTAATTGTAGAACGCATACGAGCCATATGAGCGTCAAAATCTGCTTGACTATAGGTTTTCTCTTGTGCCTGGGTTGTTGTAGAAGTTCCAGTGTCTTCTTGTGTAGCCGAATCGTTGTTTACGGACATTCGTGATCCTCGCCTCTTTAAGAGTAAATGTTTTTGGGATAGTAATCTATCCCATATACTTATTTAGTATAATTATTCCAAAGAATCTGTTGTGGATTCTTCAGTTGTTTCAGTAGTGGTATCTTCAGTTGTAGCAGTTTCTGTGCTAATGTCTGCTATTTCGATACCAACTGTTTCTAATATTTCATGTTCGATTAGTTGACGAGCAGCAGGGTCTGTTACTGCGCCTTGTGCTTTTACTAATTGATCTAAATCATTTTGAACATCTCGAATACTAAAACTATCTGGATACGCGATAACGCCATCCCATGTTGTTCCTTGATAACGAGCATACAATTGCCATAACTGTTCTTCTGCCAATTCAATATTGTCAGCCATTTCAGACAAACGAGCATTTAGCAATTGGAATTCAACTTCACGAGAAACGCCGCTCATTACTCGCGATTCTGAAGCACGAATGCTTCCAGTGTTTGCCATCTTGTCGATAGATTGAATAGTATGGTCGATTGCTGCGTAGATAGAACTAATTTCCTGTCCGCTAAACTCTAACACATATGGCTTTAAGTTTGGATCTAAATTCTCGGGCATTTGAATTATAGAACCAGCGCCTGCGCCTGCTTGAGTTGCTTCTGTTTTAACAAGCGATGGGTGAGATCCTAAACGCACTGCTTGCTCTGCTTCAGAAGTCATATTGTAGATAAACTTTTGTGCATGTGCAATGTCTTCTATAGTGCTTAGTCCAATGCCACGCACTGCGGATGTGTTGGCGTATAGTATAACTGCTGGAATAACACCTAATCCGTTTGGCACTACTTCTTGACTTACATAACTTTCACGTTCAGTATCAACCGTGTGTGTTGTGATTAAGTCTGGAGTCCATTCTTTAATAGTAGAAATAGAACCATTGATGTCTTCGAGATATTTAAAACGAGTCAATTCATAAGAACCGTTTGGCTTGCGTGTCCATGCCCAGTCCATTACAGCAATAGGAGTTAGCAAGTTTAAGTAAGGGCGAACATCAAGTGCCATTTCATCTGCACGAGTGATTGCACCGACATCTGGCTTTGCTAACAACATCCAAGTATGTCCAAATACATTAGCCCAAGTAGATGCTTGTTTGATAAAAGAATCGAGACTGCGACCTTCTCTGTCAGCATCTTCTAAAAAGCCAGGAGTTGTAGGATCTAAACCAACTGTGGCCAAATCACGTTCAGGTTCTGCTCTAAATAAGAAACTAATATAAGTGCTAACAATACTGCGACATTGATTGTCTAAAGGAGTTGTTAGTGCGCGAAGTCTGTACTCGCTTTCTGTTTCCAATTGATACTTGGTCAAGTAACTACCATTTTGGTATTCTTTTCCCCCGCAATACGAGTCATATAGAAAACGCCAATTACTGACATTTTGCGAGTAAATTGGGTTTAGACTTGTTGCATATTCGTATGCTGAATTGACTGAATTTAATTCCATTGTGGTCTCACTTTAATGTTATATTTAGCCCAATTTAGTCATCAGGCTAATGAATGTCCAAATCTTTGTGGGGCTTGGGCTACTACAGGTTTTTGTATAGGGAATAAGAATTCGATAGGATATGTTAGAGCGTCAAACATGTGGTCAAATTCGCCCTTCATAGGCACTTGGCTATCTTCCTTATACGAATAGTTTAATAGACTTTTAATTGTGTTCTTACACTTAGGGTCTATATAAAATCTTGTTGTGCCATCATCTCGTTTATAAAATAAACTATTTGCAGCGTTTATTCTATCTTTAATTAGTGGATGAGCACGATGATATCTAACAGTAAATCCTTTAGCCATCTCGAGAATCTTAATGTCAGTATTTCCATTTGCAGATGTTTTGCGTTGCACGCCGGCGGGGTCTGGATATGCTGTGATAGGATTGAGAGGATATCTATTTCTTATCTCGTCTATCATCTCATGCGTATTGCTACTATGCAATGCAATATCATCTATAGCATGTAATCCATCAGCAGTTTTAACCATGACAACTGCCGACATCGGACTATTGTTAAAGTCCATTCCGACAATTAGTTGTGTATGATTTTGTATCTCAGGTGCTGCTCGATAGTTGTGCTGCCCAAAACTATAAGCAATAACGCCAGCATACTTTTCAAATGTAGCAAGATATTCTTGTTGAAATGTTCTTGCATCTAAGTCTAATCTGGCTTGTTCTATTTCGTCTTCAGGGACATTGCCGCCATCAATAGTAGTAAATTGAAAACTTACCCAACCTGGACGAGTTTTGCCCAAGTCATACAAGTCTTTGAACCAGTTGTAGCCTTTTGGTGTTCCTAAAAATAAACACGCGCCTCCAGTGTCAGATAATGTAGGGCGCAGCACTTCATACCATGCTTCAGAATCAATGTCGGCTGCTTCGTCTATTACAAGAAAGTTAAGTCCCACACCTCTAAGTGAATCATAATTGTCTGCACCTTTTAAACTAATTTCAGAACCATTGATTAGTTCCAATGTTAGTTCTGTTTCATTTACTTTCTTAACCCAATTGATACTTGTGAGTTTGCGTTTAATCTTCTTCCAAAGAATTTGTTTTGCCATACGGTATGAAGGTGCAACATACCATACACGTTGATTAGGATTACGGGCAAACTTGGCGATTTCTCTCAGTGCTAAATGTGTTTTGCCAAAGCGACGCCCACATACCGCAACTCTAAAGCGTAGTGGGCTATCTGCAATCAGTCTTTGTGCATTACTTAGAGGCATTTAGTTCGTCATATTCATCCTCGAGGTTATCTTTAATCTCGTCGAGTTCATCATCCGTAAATGGTAGAACTTCTGCTTGAGTGCTTTGTGGGCTGTCAGTTTGACCTAATATATTCTTACCGAGCCAAATAAGCATAGTTACGTTTCCGCCCAATGCTGCTTTAAGTTGAGCACGTCTAAGACTTTGTTTAAGGTTTTCTCTGCCTTTTACCAGTTCAACACTAAACTGATAACGTAATGTATTATTGTTAATGCCAAACCATTCGGCAATTTCAATATCTTTACATCCCAGTGCTGCTAAATCTTCTACTTCTTGAGGGGGAACAATTATGTTATTTCTGCCGACGATTCTGCCTTCTACAATCTTTGTTCCCCAACGGTCTGTTACTGCATGTGGATAATCAACTGCCATTGACAATGTTCCTTATTAGTTCAAGTTCTCTGTCAGAGAGAAAAAAGTTTTGTTCTCGCCAGCCTATTTCTGGAATATACTTTGCAATTTTGAAAAGGTATTCTCCTTTTCTAAACTGCTTTAATGTAATGTCTAACTTGTAGTGTTCAGAATCTACAATGTTGCCTTCTGGTTGTGGCTGGGGTTTTGCTTGTCCCAGTCCTGGGTTTGGTGTTAGATAATGTTTCATTGTATTTAAGCGAATAATTTCCAAGTAGTAATAGCA